TAGAGTGTGGCGAGTAGGTCGCGGAGTTTGGGGAGGATCTTAGGATCGTGGTGGACGCAGAGGGCTTCTAGGTTATCTCGGAAGACAGAGAGAGGTAGGAGCACGCAACCGAATCTTAGGATCTTTACCGGCACTCCGCTTCGCAGGTCATCGTAAAGGTTCCATACGTACCTGCCCAGGAGATGCGATTCGATCTTAGAGCCCGCTTCGATCACAGAGCCCGCTTCGATCACAGAGCCCATGCCGATCACAGAGCCCATGCCGATCTTAGAGCCCATGCCGATCACAGAGTAGGCGCAGATATTAGAGCCCATGCCGATCTTAGAGTCCGCGCCGATCGTAGAGTTCGCGCCGATCTGGGAATAAGAGCCGATCAAAGAGTTCGCGCCGATCTCAGAGCCCTCTTCGAGCCTAGATTCTGCGCCGATCTTAGAGTACGCACCGATCTTAGAGTACGCGCCGATCTTAGAGCCCACTTCGAGCCTAGATTCTGCTCCGATCTTAGAGTACGCGTCGAGCCTAGATTCAGCGCCGATCCTAGAGCAAGCGCCGATCTCAGAGCCCGCGCCGATCTCAGAGTTCACGCCGATCTCAGAGTTCACGCCGATCTCAGAGTACGCGCAGATCTCAGAGTACGCGCCGATCACAGAGCCCGCGCCGATCTCAGAGCCCGTGCCGATCCTAGAGTACGCGCCGAGCTTAGAGCCCACGCCGATCCTAGCGCCTTCGCCGATCTCAGAGTCTGGAAATCGTTCTTTACTAGTTTTCATGGTATTCCCTTAGTTGGTATTGGAGCCTAAGCCCCGGCACCCCAAAAGCCCACTAGCCCCAGCAGACAATGCTAGGACTAGTGGGCATAGAGCAACGAGTGCTCTGGGTCCCTACCCTGGAACCTGTTTCGGTGGGGAGGATGCTGGATGCTGGAGTAAATCATCCAGAACTTCGAGCTTGTCTATTAGCGTGTCTAGATCCTCAGGACTGCTCAGGTTTGGATCAAGGGGCACTCCTACACGACTAAGAGAGTAAATGCTATCTAGTAACCAACGGATTTCTGTAGCCGTTAGGGAGATGGTAGCTTGGGGCTGAGCGTTACGTTTCATTTTATGGTCTCCTAGTTTACCCTATAAATATAGAACCATTTGTCGCCGATCTTCCTCTCATACTCCTCGGCGTCGTAGCTGGCCAAGAAGGGACCGCGACCGTCCGATAGTATCGCTTCCTGGACGAAAGCGTCTCGACCTAGCCCCGCGTCGATTATTGCTAGAATGGGCTCGTTGAAACTATCGCATAGGTCGCCGCGCATTGTGTCTATCATGTCTGCGGTGATTCCGTCGGGAGTGAAGTATTCCAAGAAGGTTGATCTAAACGTCCAAGCGGATTCTATGATAGATTTCCTAGCCGCTTTTTCTGCATCAGCTTCAGATAGGACTAGATACTCGCCGGGCGCGTCGTCGGATTCTAGAAGGCTGGGGTCGATATAGGTCTCGGAGATTGTATCGGCATCCACGTTTAGGTGGAGTGCTAGGGCTAGTGTTTCGGGAGTGTATTTGGATTCGGTGGATTTCATAGTAGGCTCTTTTGGTAGGCTCTTTTGGTAGGCTCTTTTGGTAGGCGTTATGGGACGGGAGTGTCCTCTACTGGAGTAAGCACTAGCGGCCATGGTAGGCCGCTAGTGCTTTTAGGTCCAGAGAGGATTTGGATCTACTTCCTACTGATTGGCATAATCACCGCAATCCCTCCCGCGTTGTACTCGCTACTTGTAACTCCCCTGGTCCCCGCAATGCGTACGTGCTCCTTAGGACCCGAAACGTAAAGGTCTACTGCACTCTCTCCGCTCCCCTTTAGGGCCTTGAGGATAACAGTTAGCAATTCGATGCTCAGGCGCACCACGGTTTCATCATCCTTTGGAGCGAAGTATTTTGAGACTTCATAGTCTGGCAACGGGCTACTGTCTGGATCGTCCTGCTCAACACTAAGCTCTCCGCTAGGATGGTATACTGTAGGCCCATACGGATCTAACATGCGCACGCTACTAGGTGATCCCTTGAAGGCTTGGCCGATCGTATCGAATGGAAAGGACATCGCCTCGTGATCCTCGGGCACTCCGCAAGGTAATGATATGATCGCTCGGCCGTCGGTGGCAAATGCGCGCCCCTTGCGAATTGTTATGGATGAACAGCCATAAAGTTTATGGATGCGACGGTCGCCCAGCTTGGCTAGTGGGAGAAGGTGGCGGATTGTGGATATATCGTATCGTGCGTTTTTGGGTTCCATGGTTCTATTTTGGGTAGGGAGGTTAGAGAAGGAAAGTGAGTGCAATCAGGATAGCAAAGAACACGAAAGAATGAAGATCTTCGAGGGTTTCGGTGGACATTACAGTCCCCTGCTTTCTAGCTCTTTTGCGTAGGCTTCCATCTCACGGATAAGACACGGCAAACTGCTCAAGGGATCTATAGGATCGGTGCGTCCCGAGGAACATATGAAAAGGGCCTGAGTCCAACTAGTGACTAGTGCGCGGGCTTCGGAAGATGTTTTGGGAGGATTGTCTTGCATGGTTCTATTTTAGGTAGGTAGTGGTGGACCGAGTTAGTCTCGTTCCTCACCTATGTATACGGCAGATCGCGCCGCTATGTTGCCACAATTCTCTAAGAACTTTGGCTGGACGGCGTAAATCGTAAGTGTGTAAGGATTTAGGATGCTGGGAAGACTGAGAAGATTCTTAGGATCACGTTGGGCTATTGCGGGCTACGTTGGGCTACGTTGGGCTATTGCGGGCTACGTTGGGGCACGTTGGGTCACGTTGGGTCACGTTGGGTCACGTTGGGTCACGTTGGGTCACGTTGGGCTGCAGTGGGCTACGTTGGGCTGCAGTGGGCTACGTTGGGCTGCAGTGGGCTACGTTGGGCTATTGCGGGTTATATGCAAGAAAAACGAAAACGTGGAAAATCGAGATTTACTGCCATTTTGGCAGTCGTGCCTGCATAAGCTCCGCCCGCACAAGCGCACCTAGGTTGTTAGGGGTTTGTTAGGGAGATGACCCCTACTATTGATACTATAGACCGCATGGCCTGGTCTGGGCCTTGTGATTCAGCACTCACGGCATCATGGGTGATCAATTCCGACCGACCTAGCAACGCATGGCATAGGCATACCCTCAGTAGGTAGGGACTAGCACTACTTCGAGTAGGCACCCCCACGGGGGGACGGGCGGTAGCGATACACGTTATATGGGTCCTTGAAAATCCCACCCCTAAAGCCTACCACGACCCACTGTACCCCACTACACCCCACTATATCCTACCACGACCCTCACAGACGCTCTGTACTGCCGCGTACGGCCATATCTCCAGCGGCCTACCCTTTACCACCTCCAGAGGACTTATGGCCTTAGAGGAGCTTACAGAGCTTCTGAGGGATAAGGTGGTCTCCCAGGACCATAGCGCACCATGAAACCAACTACAGGCTAGAATGCCCGAGTACGGGCTACCACCCCCGCATAAACGCTATGGTCCTGAGACACCGAGTACGATATCAGCTAAGCCTACACTGTCGTAGGCAATATGCCCAGTCTACTTCTTCTTAGTGGTCTTCCGAGTCTTCATAGACCCGGTACCCTTCTTAGTGGCCTTCCGAGTCTTCATAGACCCTGTGACCTTCTTACCGCCGGCTGGCCCGCGCGGCTTCCCTGCCTTAGACGCGTTAGACGCCCTAGCTCGGGTGGCACGACTAGCCAAGGATCCGGGACCTCCGCCCCCGCCTAGAGCCACGACTAAGCTCCAACGTAGTCACCGACACGGCGGAGACGCATCTCACCCCTAAGGAAAGTCATGATACCTCCGCCGGTATCACCATCAGCGATATTCAGGCGGAAAGTCTTCTTGACAGGATTAGCCAATACGTCCATGTAGGTATGTGAGATAGACTCACCGACTGCGATGTCGTTCATAGAGTAGCCGGAGAAGTCCTGAACCATGTAGGTCTGAGCCGTTGAAGGGACTGCGACGTCCTCCACCACGGCTACACGGATTTTGCAGGGATCAGTGACTCCATTGTTCTCGTAGGACACCGAGAGAGTCATCTCCCAAGTACCGGGGAGGAGCGTGAAGGTGTCGGTACCCGAATCTAGGGTGATCTTGACCGGAGATGTGTTGAAGGACTGACCACGCATAGCAGAGGACAGGGTGATCTGAGTTCCAGATGCGTCGTCCTTCCATGTGTTTAGTGAGTTCTCCACAACCGTCTGAGAGAAGAAGTCGATGACCGCTGAGGTCGGGAATACAGGCTCTCGTGAGAACCCTTCGCGTGTTAGAGACATAGTATCTTAGTTTTTGCTGTGCCCGCTAGGGCCTGTTACCCGCTAGGGCCTGTTACCCGCTAGGGCCTGTTGGACCCTACTGGGCCTATTATGGCCAAATACGGCCTACTGTTGCCCGCTACGTCCTGTAGAAGACCATATGTGACCTAAAGGTCTGGGAGAAAGACTACAGCCCACCGCCGGGCCTACCAGGATGTCCAGGGCCACCAGAGCCTCCTGAGACTCCAGAGACTCCAGCACGCCTATTAGACTCCCCAGAGAGGATCTGGCGCCGCAGTAGGCTACTAAGACCCTGTGGGCCTTCTGGGAGCTGCTTGAGTCCTAGTACCTGCCCTAGCTGATCGTAGAGGCTCTCAGGGTCATCCAGCATGTCCACACCTAGTGGACTCTCCTGGGAGCTAAGTAGCCGCACAATCAAGGACAGGATGCTTGGAGCCTCTCTGACAGACCCAGGGGTCGTAGAGACTACCTCAGGCGGGAGGGGTAGGTGTTGCATCTGAATCCTCGGAGAATAGAGCGGTGTTAGTCGTGATAGCCCTGATAAGCAAGTTAGCTAGATCAGGGTGTGATTGTATGAGACTCGTAATGGAGTTCTCTAGGCAGCGGACGGACTGCTCGGATAACCGGAGGTGGTAGAGATCGGAGAGACAGTGCAGTACCTCATGGATCAGAGCCATAGAGAGGTCTAGGGGCGGGAGAGTCTCTAGGATCGTAATGGTCCTGGTAGTCAGATCCCACTCACCGAGTGATCCTGGGATAGTGTCCTGAGGGACGAGAAGCACGGAGACCTTCCAGGGGCCGATATCAAGGATCATAGTAGTACCAAATAGGGAGTCAGGAGTGTTCCTTGGTGTGTCCCTACTGGAACCTATTCAGGGTCCCTTTACGGCACCCTACACGATATCCAAGCCAGACTGTGGGGTCTCTGTACCAGTAGCTTATTATAAGGTAAGCCTAGCGGCTATACACCTTTTCCCTACTAGAGTACTATATAGACTACTAGGAGCTATCCCAAACCAATCCCAAAGATACACCTATACCAGAACTAGGGTCCAATCCCCTCTATCCACAGTACGAGTTTATCGGTCTGATGGGCTGGAGAGACTGTAGTGTCCTATATAGAGACGCTGAGTTTACCAGCTACGGACCTACATCCAGACCCAGGAGGAGAAGAAGGAAGAGTCATACCCCCTTTCGGGGGTCCTGTTAAGAGACCACTGTAGCCCACTATAGGGAGGAACCAGAAGGAGGGTCATTTCCCCCTCTCTCTCTGGAGTGTCAATCTCTGTAGGCCACTACGGCCTACTATAGTCTCTAGGTTCTGAGGCGCCTTACCTGGAGCACATAAGATCCTACCGTCCTCTCCCTCCGAGGCTCAGGAACGTCTTGCTGCTCCTAGGCTTCCCTAGGTTATCCTCCATGAAAGCCGCAATCTCCTTGTCAATCTCAATACTACCCCTACGCTGTATCTCAGAATCGGCATCAAGCGCCATCTGATCCACCCAGTACCCCACAGCCATAGCCAAGGAATCCAACCTGTCATCATGCATCAGACACCCTTTCTCATAAGTGACACGCGAGAGCTGGTAGAAGAGTTGATATCTAAGCTGAGCCTCATCGCTGAGACCGTCTCCGGTAGCCTTATCAGCCCTGATAACCTCCGCGCCTACAATGAGCTTATGTTGGTTCAGGACGGGCTCCAGCGTTTCAATAATGCGCCGCTCTTTCTGGACAGACTGAGTGATCTCCTCAAGAGTCACGGGGTAGACCTTCCGAATGAAGGGCGTGAGGAGCTTGAGGAACATTCCATCTCCAAAGTTCTTCTCCACGATGATCCTCTTGACCCCCCACTTCTTAGCCGCGAGCGCAATTCCCATCAGTACGTCATCTTCGTACCCTTTGGATGCCCCGAACCCCTTATTGTCCATCAGGAAGAGATGCGAGTTGAGGAAGTTGACGACTGAGTAGGTAGTCTCGTCCTTACCACGCCCGGCGGGGTCCACGGCCATTACAGATCCCGTGTACCTCGCCCACTCCTTGGAGACCATAAAGGGCCTGTGGTACCTATCCGCCCTGAAACCGACACACTCCAGCTCCTTGCAGATCAGATCGGGACTAGAGCCCCAAGAGAGCTTCTGAGGCGCTTGCTCAGGGTCGTTGTCGCTGACGATGATGTCATTGATCTTGAGAGGGTAGCGGTCCGCATCAGACAGGGTGGTGTCCAGCATGAACTGGAGCGCAAAGCCACTACGTCCGTAGGATGCCTCACGTTCACAGAGGTCCATATCGCCAAAGCGGGTATCTGTAGGCTTCCCGGCTTTCATGTCAATCCCGTAGCCCGTCGTCCACCCTGGATGCTCCTCCAGCTCCTCAGCGATCTTAGGAGCCAGCGCGTACCCGTGGTTCTCCATCCACTTGGTAGACGGGAAGCGAGACGGCCAGACGCGCCTAATGTACCCACGGTTCTCTAACTGCTGGTAGATCGTCTCCTCAGTCTGCGGCGTCCCGAGGACAATGATCCTTCCGACCAATTGAAGAACAAGCCATCTTGGCAGGTGGGGGTAGGTGTTCTTGAACTCCTCCTCGCTTGGAGGGGGCTTGAGTAGGGCGTCTACTTCCTTTACGGCCTCTGACAGACTCTCGCGTCTTAGCTGGGTCGCAGAGTTCGTAGGGACTTCTACGTCATCGAGGACCATCAGGTTACCCCGAGCCCCCGCCATCTGCCCTGTGATCCCTAAGGCTCGCATACTAGGGGAGTCCTGGACCGGAGCGAGTCCTACGTCAAACGCAATCCTAGACGATCTCCCGTCCTTATCGGGCCGTAGGTCCTCTAGCATCTCCCAGCCCATGATGAGGTTGTAGACGAACGTAGAGAAGCTGTGGGCACGGGAGCCCGCAGCAGACACGGAGAGCACGGCGAACTCTGGACGCGCTACGTCTGGGTTCGAGTACATGATGAAGAGCGCCCAGCAGCAGAATATCTCAGCTAGGATACTCTTACCCAGCCCACGGAACGCCTGAGCCTGTAGGCGCTTTGGCCCAAACTGTAGCCAGTAGGCCATCTCCATCTGCCTATGCGTGGGACTAGGGAGCCTTAGGTACTTGAACGCTAGGTACAGGAAGTTCCTGAAATCAAATAGGCGTACGTCAATATTTGGGTAGTCAGACTGCTTGCAGCCTAATACCTCAACATCTACCGTCTCTCCAGACATAATCTCCCCTCATACTCTCTGTAATGCCGCGTACGGCGATATCTCTAAATACGACCCAGAACACCTAATCAACATGAAGTCTCCGTACGCGTGAGTACAGAGCTTCTGGTGACCTGCTAGCCCCCTTGGACCTGTGGCATGGTTGGATCTACAAACGGTAGGACCTGGGACAGACGCTTGAGCTGCGGAGCCTTCTGTACGTCCGCTGTGATCTTATTGTCCGCTAGGAGCTTCCTAGCTACTTCAAAGATCGCAGGAGGCGCCTCGCCTGTCTTGATCTGAGAAATGATCTCCTTGATTGCTTGGATCTGGAGGTCCCCCAATATCTCTACTAGTTCATTATTTTGTGGCATTTACTTCTTGAAATCCTGTGTAATAGGTCCGACAACGCGACCATCAATCTTGACTTTTACGTTACCCGTACAGTTGGAGATGTAGACTTTCTTACAGGAATCTATATCTATGACAGGTTCCTTTCCTCCGGCAGTTTCGATATGGCAGTCCTGAATCAGCACCGAATCAATATCTTTACACCAGATAGGTTTCTGCTGGGATGGAGCTAGGAACATCTGAGAGCCAGTCAAACTTAGCTTCCTGTGGGTCGCGTCAATGTCGATCAGGCTACCGTCGTTCTTGAGCTTGTCCTTCTCTGTAGACCTACCGAGGACCGTGAGGGCTCCGTAGGACAGAGGGACCGCCGAGTTGTCCCATAGGCACCTTACGATCTCTACGTCATTAGGCGTAGCCTTGAACTGGAGAGTCTGTGCGGGACGCTTCCCGCCGATCTGGAACGTGTTACCGTTACTACCCATTTGCTGGGAAGTTAGGTGGAAGTTGCGGAACACACACTCTGTGAACTTCAACGGCCCCGTGTTCGGGTCGGTGTCTCCAACGATATCTGGAGTCTCATGGGGCCTGTAGACAAACTGTCCACACTGAGAACCTACGTTCTCCACTAGCACCTTGTCCCACCAGATAGCAGGTACAGAGGGGTCCAGGGTCTTCGAGATGTTGACGTACCAGCCGTGCTCCTCCTCGACCCCAGAGATCGTCATGTTCCTAGCAGTCACGCCAGCGGCTCTGTAGAACCTAGAGCCCCAACGCCAGGACCCAAAGATCCCGAAGTTGTCAAAGAGGACATCGCGGATCGCAGGACCCATAGAGTCCGTCGTAATACCCGTCCACTTATTGCCGTGGAAGTACGAATCCTTGATCGTCATCCCAGAGGTCAGCTTGATCTTCAAGCCGTCCGATAGGCCCGGGAGGAACGTAGAGAGCCTGTGCGCCCCAGCCTGTCTGTCGCGTAGCCGCTGGGAAGCTAGCTCCGTGAGAAGCATTTGCAGCTCCTTTGGCATCTGGGCGAAGTAGGTCCCAATGGACTTCTCACCTGTAGTGTACGGCGGGAGTCCGAGGCGGTGTGTCGCGTCTGCAATGAAGTCTTTCATACTAGGTAATCAGCCATGCGTCTACAGTAGGAGTGCCGGAGACACCAATGAACTTGACGAGCATACGAGGTAACTTGGGTGTATAGGCGTGGAGGGTCGCAATAGTTCCTGAGATGATCCCAGCTTGAATAGAGAATGGCCCCTCGGCGATGAGACCACCTGCGGTCATGTGGGCTTGGGTGATCTCTGTAGGTGGCGTGGTGGGGTGTAGAGGGATGTTTACCACGATACCGCTGGAAGACATAACGTGCGGGTCAGTCTCGTAGTCGTCGAAGATTGCTTGAAGTCTGATCTTGAACGCACCATTTCCGTCCCACTTCACAAGAAGGACTACCTTGTCGTCCCGGGTGTTCTGCATATCCACCCACCTAGATGCTGTGGACACAGAGAGTGTGTTACCATCTACAGGAGTATCACCTGTGGTGCCGTGATCTCCCGCTGAACTGAATACTTTTACTGATCTCATTACTCTGTTACCCACGCCTCCACGCGCTCATAACCGTTGACTGTATCTACTTGTGTGAACACCAGCCTGATAGCTGGCATAAGCGGGAACTCAATAGAGAAGTAGGCCGATGCTAGTCGCAATTCTGTGAGTCCAGTACCCGAGCCAGTCTGCGCTAGGACATGCCAGACCGTAGAGGCTCCTTGGTCCTCAGCGGCTCCTTGGACCTGTAGCAGGTAGTTTGGAGTTCCTGTGGCCCCCTCGTTGAAGATGACCCCAGAGACTACTCCGTTCTGGTCGCGTACCCCAGGGACTTGGAGAGTCGCAGATGTGATGTCTGGGATGACTGTTCCAGCCACCCTCGGTCGGTCAATTAGCTTAGTTGTCTTCATAGTTTACTCTCTGATCCAGATGTCTACGTCCTTGAGCTGCGAACCAGCGGCCACAAGCTCTACGTTCATATAGGGAAACACGGGGAACTCTAAGAAGTTAGTGTTCATACTCCCGTCTGCTAGCTGTGTAGCTGTGGTGTCCGTGGCGGTTGCAATAGTGTGGTATGGTCCATTAGCATCTGGGGCGCCTAGAATAGAGATGGTATAGGTCGCAGAGGCGTTAGTACCTGTAGAGATCGTTAGGACCGCAGATTGATTGCGGACACCATCGACACTAATGGCCGCAAGGGTCCCAGTGGGCGGGGCTACCGTAGAATGGTAGTTGATGAATCTAGTGGTTAGCATTAGCGATGAGCTTCTTGATTGTGTCGAAGAATAGAGGAACCGCGATAGACACAGTAGCCGTGGCCCCCAGTACCCAAGATCGGCATTTCTCTAGGGAGGCTATGCGGGCCGCATGGGTCTCGCTGTCTTCCTCGACTGCGCCGAGACGATTGAGTACCTGATCGAGCTTGCCGTCGATCTGGCCTAGGAGAATGAAGTGATCGTCTTCCATATTACTGCACTAGAGATGAGGAGATTCCGAGGCGTGCCCGGCGTTTGGCTTGTGTGGCGGCTTGTAGCTCGGGGAGGTCCCTTCTGAGCTGGCTGATCGAAGCGCTCCTGTAGCGCCTAAGGATCTTATTGATTTCCTTGACACGTTGTGAGTCCTCACCATCTATGCCTGTGGGGTCGAGACGCAAGTACGCACTAGACTTCATTAGACGGGTCAGGGCAGCGCGGAGTGTGCTACCCCCGATCTTGATAGTCCCAGTAAGCTCCTGGAACTTATCGTAGAGGCCTTGTCCCTCAGGAGTCTTTAGGTCTCTTAGGTCTACGCCCCCCTGGATTGAACTTGGCGGCGAGAACGCCTTACCTAGACTTCGTAGTTCCGTCTCGATCACTTCGGACGAAACTGTTGAATACTGGATTGGTAGGAAGAAGTTTGCTACGTCTCCTATAGTGTCGGAGAGTATGGCCCTACCTTTCACAGACTTCTCACCGAGCATGTTACGCACAGCGGGTAGGCTGCTAGACAACCCTGGAGTCTTGTTGTAGAGGGCGTCCATCATACTCCTCACCTCATGGAGATTGGGATCAGCGGCGTCCTCAATTTGGTTCAGGAGGTTAGGCACAAAGCTAGCCAGACTGTTCTGGATGTATTTAGCACCATTCCTCTCGGGATCGTCTAAGGCTCCCACTACGTTCTGGATACCCGTTAGGTAACTCTTCTGAGCGATGTTGTTCGATAGCGCGGCCAGGACTGAGCCCATGACTAGTTCCCCATCACCCTGACCATCAGTATCCGCGTACTGTCCGTAGGTCACTAGGTCCGCTGCAATCCCCATGATCGTTGCGACAGGCTCGACCCGCTGATACGAGTAATACTTATCCCCGACCAGAACGCTGTACGGCTGCCATCCAGTGGCCTGTAGTAGCTTCCTGTGATTAGGATCTGATGGTCCCTTCCCAGTCACCTTACCTGATGTGGCTTGTGACATGAAGTACGTCATGGTCCCAAAGCCCATGCTGATCTTGCCCAGAGCCTCGAACTTCTTACGGGGGTCGGAGCTTAGGATATCCTGCACGATCCGTCTGTGGGAGGCTAGGAGCTTTGGAGGTACCTTACCTGTGTTGAGGGCCTTGATAGCCGCTACGGCTCCAGGAGCGTCTAGGCGGCGACCAGCGAACTTGAGGATGTTCAAAGGCGTCCTGACGAATGGCGTGAAGAACCTTAGGAACGGATGTGCGTTGCTTAGGTTAGAGTATCCACGCCCGAACGTGCCGATAGGTAACTCCTCAGTGAACGTGTTCTCCCTAGCATTATCAATAGCACGCTGCGCTATGCCTGAATCGTAGGAGTCCGATACGTCCTTACGCACAAAGTCTATGAACTCCTCTGAGTTTCGTTCTAAACCGGCCTCTCTAGCTCTGTCCGCCGCACGCGAGTACGCACCAGACTTAGAGATGGCCTGCCCCTGGTCGATATAGTTGTCGAACTGCTTAGTGATGTACTCGGCGATCTGGTCTGGAGCAATAGACTCGTCCACAGCTTTGATGTGAAGCTCTGCGTACAGGCTAGACCGGAAGTTGAGCTGCTTGAAGAACTCGTCAGCAGAACTCAGCAGGGTGGTCGGGGAGTGCATCGCAGTAGACGCAAACTTCAGAAGCCTCTCCTTTCCAGTGAGTTTCGCTAAGGTCTCTGCACTTTCTTGGACCAGACCTCCAGCCTCTACCTTCCTGAACCCTGCCTCTAGGAGATTCTTGTCGTCAGTAAGGGAAACCCGAGCGAGCTTGAATGACTCTGAGAATGCCTTCAAAAGCCCAGTGACTTCATGGAGCCCAGCGTCTAGCGTGTCCTTTGCGGCCTTACCTCCGCCGAACGCAGCACCTAGAGCACCACCAAGGATCTTCTCCGTGGGGCGATACATAGCTACGAACGCGTTTGATGTGATATTGACGATATGCGTCTTAGGTCCACTTAGGAGCGCATTGATCCAGTAGTCCTGGATAGCTTCGATCTTTCCAGTAGGCGCTGACTCTCTAGCGAGCTTAGTGATACCTAAGGTTCCAGACTCGTCTAGGACTTCGCGTATCCTCTGAGCTACTTGGCGGGTTTTTGCAGACCCACCAGCCTTATCAACGAACTCCCTGAGTACCTGAGTAGACTCGGCGAACGCTGGCTGCCTACGCGCTCGTAGGTTACGTCCCGCGACAGACCCAGCGGCCTTGTCGGCGATAGAGAGTCTGCCTATCTCCGCTGTAAGCTCTAAGAACTCGGCCTCCTCGCGGACACCAGCGGACCCGCCGATAACCTTATCCCCCAGATCCTTGAGGCGCTTAGCCGCTAGGTCCCTAGCCGAGACCGCTGCGTGAATACGCGCTCTCTGTTTGTTGGCCGCCCCGACTCCCTGCTCAATATCAGCGCTCAGACGAGCGAGTAGCGTGACAGGATCGGTGGCTTGATAGTCCGCTGCGGTCTGTAGTGCCCTACGGTCGAGTTCAGACAAGGATTCGGGCAGGAACGCCATCGTTACGTTTTCATTCTTAGAGAACGAGTTGAAGCCGTCCTCAAACACACCCTCCAGACCACGGACTAGTGCCGCCCCATCGTTAGTAGGGAATCGGGATAGGTCTACCTCGTCCCCTAGGAGCCCTTGGTGGAACGCAGAGAGCGGGTCAGTGCGTTCTAGTGTCCTGGGGTTTACCTTGAGGTCGTCTCCGACTTCCAGCAGCGCCTTAGCGTTGTCGAGCCCTTTGACAACAGACTCCTTAGTGATACCTAGGCGCTCTACAGTCTGCCTAGAGGTCTCACTGAGTGCGACGCCAATATCAAGAGCCTCTGAGTCTGTGAAGTCCGCGCCCTTCTCTAGCTCAGTCTGGTACGCCTTGAGGCCCTTCCTAGCCGCAGCCTCCTCGCCATCACCCGCAGCCTTAGCGATCCTATGAGCTTGGATTCCTTTGAGGCCGGCGAAGGTACCCGATCCGGGGAAGACAGCCTTGACGCCCTTAGCTAGACCATCAATCGCAAACCCTAGGCCGATACCCTCTAGTGCGTTCTTCAAGCGGCCCTCTACCTCGCTGTCATCGGGGCTGGCTGCAAGGAACTCTGTGACCACGTTCTTTAGTCCCGGCTGTGCTTGGATCAGATTAGATAGGCGCTGCTCATGGGCGCCGAATACAGTAGCGTCAGCGATCACACCAGCCACCACCGTACGGGCAGCTACTAAGAGCTTGCTAGACTTTCCGGCGATGCTCAGGGCACGCTCAGCAACCGTAGAGAGTCCTCTAGCGACGCGGAAGCCTCCAGCGACCTTACCGCCCGCTGCGAGGAACTTGAACCCAGGGATGAATCCGGTGGCAAACTGGGCCGCAGATTCCACGACGCCCCCGATGATGCTCTTACTCTCACCGAACAGTTTACCTTCTGGTGTGTCTGGGAGTGCGTCGAAGGCCACAAAGTCCACTAGGTCATAGACGTTACCGAGAGCATTACCCACACCACGCGGAATGGCCGCAGCGGTGTCCAGTAGGTCGAAGGTCTCTAGCCCGTCTTTAGGCGCCTGATTCGTACCTTGTTCTGGAGTGGTGTAGAGAGCGTCTAGTAGTCTCCGGTCCTCATCGGATTGGGTGCCCATTAGTTATCTCCCTTTGCGAATGTCTTAGCGGTGTTGTCTCGTACTATGGCCTCGAAGGTTTTGATGTCCACCGGACTGTCTAAGTTGACTCCGGCGTTCTCCATGATCTTACGCCACTTCTTAGGCTTCGTCTTCTGGTATATCTTTAGTGCGTCTACAGGGTCTTTCTGATCCAATACCTCACCATCTATGTGTATCGTGAACTCGCGTTCATAGAAGTCCTTTATACCTAGTCCCAGCCCTTTCATATCTTTAGGCTTTATCCGAAGGTCCATACCCGCCGAGAAGAATGGGATTGAGTTTACGTCTAGTGGTACGGGCGTATTCTTTGTGAATTTAGGGTTAGACGGGGTGAGTCCCGTATCTAAGAACAGTCTCTCAATATTCCGGCTACCCGACAGGTCCCCAAACATGTGAACTGAATACTTACTGAAGTTCTCTACGACCCATGGCGCCTGTACAGCTCTGCTCAGACTCTTCTCGTACTTCTCAATTCCATCGCGTGAGAATACAATCATCCCAGCCTTTCTGGCCGCATCTCGTGCCGAAAAGTATCCTACCGTGTTGAGCGTCTTCCGATACCTGGCGTACAGGCGCTTCTGCCTTGCCACCTCTGGGCTCTCGTTGCGCGCCTTGATTAGAGCATCAATGTCTACGGTCTCTGCCTGAAACACATCGCCACCTAGTAGGACACTCTCAGGTATGCCTGTGGTCATCATAGTAGACCTAACTACTGCCTTCTGCTCGTCCGACCCCTTGGCTAGTTGGAGTATCGCGGCCCCCATAGCATTCTTCGCGTGCGTTAGGGAGGCCCCTTTCTGGTGCTTGTCGGAGAAGCTAGATACGACCTTACGAGCCGCTATAAGCTGTAGAGACTTCGCCGCATTCGGTATACTGGTGAACTCTGCTTGTGCGATCATAGACGGGGAAGATAGTCTGTTCGCCTGGTACTCGTCTTCAGTACGCTTTCTGCCAGAAGCCTTCTCCGCCTTAGAGACTGACTTGATCTTATCCAGATCCCCGGGAGACAGAAGGCCACCTATAGACTTGTCGTTCATAGTGTCCTTGGCCTTCTTGAATGCCACAGCCGGGCTTCCCGTGTTCTTTAGCTCTTCTAGGTACGTCCTCTTTGCGTCGGATCGTAATTCTTTATGGAAGCTCCTGATGAACTCTTCCCGGTCTTTAGGGTCACCGAGAATTCCTGACAAGTCTGGGCGGGCTTGCACCAACCTCGAATCAAACTCCCCGCCCTGCATGAGAGCATCGAACTGTGACACAATTGAGTTCGTGATGTTGTCCACATACCCGACCGATACCCGATTAGACTCTCCGATCTGTTTGAGATACTGGCTACCTTGCTCGGGTGTGATGATGTCATCGACCACAGCCTGATTCACTTCATCCGAAGTGAGCTGTAGCGTCTGGATCTTGTCCAAGATACCTACTGTGAATAGCTTGGACCGCTCTTTGGCCCCGGAGGCTTGGGACTTACCGAACTCCACGATCTCCTTAGCCCCATCCTTCAGGAGCTTAGACGCTCCCGCTACGTCTCCAGAGGTCACTAGGTCCAGCGCCTCAGATTGTAGGTCTAGCTGCTTCTCCGAGATGTCGAATCGTATATTGGCGGCTAGTGATGCCGGTAGCCCCGCTGCTGCTGAGGACGCTACGGTGGTACTCTTCTCTAGGCTACCGAAGGCTGGGAGTTCCTTGAGGGTCTTGAGACCTTTATCCACCTCACCTGAGAACCTAGAGAACTCTTGCTCTGCTGAGCCTGAGAAGGCTTTTGAGTTCTCGGGGGCTAAGAATGCGTCTAGGGCTAACTGGAACTCTACAGGGTTTTTAGAGAGGAGTCCCCGGCGGACAGTGCGCTCTAGGTCTGGGTCTAACTTCTCGGCACGGAACTTACCTTCTAGGGTAGTGGCTGCGTCGAACAGCAGTTCAGTTGCCCGTGATCTGATCTCTGGGTCCTGAATATCCGTCTCTAGTTGGGAGAGGAGGGTGTTCGTAACTAGATCGGTGATGTCTGCGCCTTTACGCCCGGCACTTAGTAGGTCCGCCTTGAGTCCCGCTACTGCGAGCTTAGCGCTCTGTTCGATCTCCGTACCCCTACGTGTTAGTTCAGATACGATCTTCCGGTTGTCGTCCTCTTCTTGTGAGAGGTAGCGGTCCTCTGCTGACCGGAAGGCCGATGCAGTCTTAGAGTCCAACCCGATCCTACGTCCTCCTAGTGGTATACCTGTTTCCTTATCCGAAAGCTCTCTAGCAAGTCGGGCGGCGACAGCGGGACCGAACCCCTCAGCCTTGGAGTCGGATATTTGGTCCATCCCTTCGATGATCCCCTCGATAGTAACCTCACGTGCCCTACGCGGAGACACACCATGCCTACCAAGCTCTGTGGTGATTGCCCCGAACACCTTCCCTAGGTGCTTGACGTCCTCCAGATCATTCTCAAATAGGCGCTGCGTAGACTCATTCCTGTACAGCTCCTCTGCGATGTCTACCCTGATCTCAGACTGCCGCGCCGCAATTCGATTACCGTAGTCGCTCTGGAAGATATCAAGGCCCTTTGAGATCGTGGCGCCTGTGAGTGTGTCAGAGAACAGCTCCGGGAACTTCTCCTGGTACTTACCGATGACCTCATTAGTTAGGTCGTTGACCGTGGGGATGCCCTGGTCGTCAATCCCTTCTAAGGTATTCAGGCTGAGAAGCTCCGACTCTCTAGCCTCCACTTCCCGCGATACAAGGTCTACAATCCTACCACCACGCAGCTTAGCTAGGGTAGCATGGAACTGTGGAGTGCCTGCCTCGCTAAGCAGCTTGTTCCTATTCAGGAGCTTAGCAATCTCTTCGTCAACCCGCGTGTCCCGGGCCTCAGGGGCCTCACCTTTCCGTGTGGCGTAGAATGCGGCAGCCTCCGCTTCCGCAGTATCCTGAGCCGCTTTGTTCGTGAGCGCCGCTACGCCATTCAGAATACCCTGTAGACCTCCGAAGGTGTTACGGGCTCTAGCACGCCCCTGAGACACTCTAACGCCTCCCACAGACGCTGAGGTTCCCTGTGCGGGAGTCACAGCAGCCTGCTGTAGTCTCTGGAGATTACCGCGCATTAGAATGTACCTCCGGCTTGTGAGAAGGTTCCTAATCCAGACTGTAGTGCATTACCAGCAGCCTCTAAGAAGCTCGGGATAGACACCGGGTCGGGGAGTGAGTTCAGTGCGTTAGTCCTCTGTGCGGAGCGTACGTTCAATACTTGGTCCTTAGCGGCGGTGTCACGGAACTTCTGAGAGCGTATTAGCGCCTGCTGGGCGTCTAGCTTCTGCCTCTCGAAGTCATCAATCAGCGCAGCTAGTGAATTGCCAGATGTCCCTGAATCCGCAGACTGCGTAGTTGCCACAGCCAGTGCCCTACGCGCCTGATCTGCAACCGAGATAGTCTGTTGAGATAGGGCCGCGTGCTCCTGAACCTGACGCCTCTGTATGGCTACAATGTTCCTATTGGCTGCTTCCGCTGCGATCTTGTTATTAGCCTCTTGGAGCTTCTTCTGGAACTTCGCTACAGCTCTGGCGGTCTTCGCGGACTGAATAGATCCGAACAGGCTCAGCCCACCGCTGGCTAGTCCTAGCGCAAGAGGCAGCACCATTAGAACCTCACCAGATACTCAGACTGCCGGGACTCAGGGTACTCCGCGATCTTCTCGAACCCTAGGAACCCTAACCACCGGCACAGCTTCTTATCACTGTTACAGGCATACGCCTTCAGCTCAGAGAAGGTATCAGCCAGATCATCCAGGACCTCACTAGAAGCCCTAGCGAACTCCATAGCATTCTTGGCGTAAGTAGACTTGGACCCAATGAACCACATGTGTCCAGCGCGTACTCCAGGATGCCGGATAACTCCAAACACCAGGCAGGGCGTAGAGTCCACAGAGACAGTGTAGGCTTCGTGAGACTCATGCAGACAATAGCTGATCTCAGAGACCACGCTCCACCCAAATTCGATGTGCATCTCCTCGCGCTCACGATCAGTCATGGACTTCGCTACGGTCTCGGCGTCCTCCATGTATGCACGGGCGATAGTAATCATGTGTCTCCTAGACTCTGGGTGAGTGATCTACCTTGAACTCCACGCTTAGGAAGCCTGCTGGGGTAGCTTTAGTGTTCTTGAGGGTCGTGGTGAGCTTGCGCGCATCAGACCTAACTGGGATGGAGAACTGACCATCAGCAGCAGATAGCCCGCTGCCGGTGTTAGTTCCCTTACTGTAACTGTGTGTCTTAGCCGCGGACGTACCGGACTGTGTGGTCACCTCGACCTCTGTAGCGTCCCCTAGAGACACTTTAGCCCTAAGCGCCTGCACACGGCCCTCTAAGTACACAGTGTCCGCAGAGGGTCCCTGGTCGCGTCTGAGAGGCTGTGACAGCTCTACAGAGTGCGTGTACTTCTGCCCGAACACTAACACACGGGCTGTGGTGTCGCCTGCGAGGACGAACTTATTCGCTGAGCCCGGCACGGACGCTACTAACTGCCCGGCACCGCTAGTGTCCTCAGCAGCCGTCCAGCAGTCATAGGTCTCTGCTGGGTCCATAGTGTACGGGAGAACGTAGGTGGTGCTGCCGGACGCAAAGGTCACAGTCAGCTCGGGATTTGACGAGAAGACGCGCTGATCTAAGCGTGCCGCGAAGGACGCTCCAGCATCCACAATCCCGTCACCCAGTGCCACCGTCTCCAGATACACACCGTTCTCACGCTGTAGGTAGATGAACATACGGGATTGGATGAACGAGACACCTAAGATCCTAGTGCCCGCTCCGAACGTCCAAGTCCCCCAAGCCGACTGCACCTTCTGGTCGCCGTTGTAGAAGAACTTGTAGGCGAAGAGTTTCTCAGGGGCTCCAGAGACCGTAGCGGCTACTAAGTCCTCTACAGTCGAAGCCTGTAGGTCCTGAGCAACCCCTAGCATGTACTTGGGATTCACTGCCGTAATGTCCGCCGTGTCAAACACGTTGTCAGCGATCTGGAAGACCTCTTTAGCGTTTGTGAATTGGGAGTTCTCTAACAGGAAGATGCTACTACGGCCCACAGAGACCGGAGTGACGCGGCGGCTATTGCGTTCCTTGAGGCGTAGGACTAGCTCAGCAGTCTTGGGAGTCAGGGGTGCTCCCACGAGTTCGTAGATCGCTAAGTCTGAGTAGAGCATTAGCTTCTGGTCAGTCAGGACAACGTGGTTGAACGTCGCCACCTCCTTAGCGCCCGCAGAGATATCAATAGGATCAGAGTCCAATAGGTCTCGTACAGTGGTACGCCAGAAGTTAGAGAACCTAGAGGTCTCTGACAGGACTGACCCAGTACCAGACACGATACCCAGCCGGTTCTTCCAGTAGTAGACACCTGATATCTTCTGGCCGATGAAGCTAGGGCCGGGGGCGAGATCAGTAGATCCCACGCGCCTCTTGTTCCAGTTTACAGGTTTCCAAGTGAAGAAGATTTGGTATGCCTTTCCAGTCCAAGAGCCCGCAGCGTTATCTTGCATCCTAGTGAGCTTGTGGGGCATAGTAGCTCCGTCAATCTCATCAGGCGTGCCGGTCATAATAGACTCGCGCCAGACTCCGGGGGAGAATGAATCGGCCGTATCTGCGTCGAACTCAACGTAGTAGTCATCCTCACCGGCGTTGGGATCTCCAGCCACTTTGATCTTGAACCCATCCTCACAGGTCGCGGGGAGTTCGTCGAAGAACTGTACAGACCGCCAAGCAGTCTTCATGTACTGGTCCCCGGCAGTGTCCTTCGCCTCCAGCTCAGTGATTGGGCTTCCGTCCGTGATCTCTATGAAGACCACAGAGTTCTTTGCGGAGGCGTCGACTCCAGATATGGCCTGTAACCTCCCAGCTAGGTTCTCAGCGATCAGTGCGGTGTCTGGAACTACAATCTCTGAAGTTGATCCGGCCCCAACGATCACGTTAGTAGGTCCGGTAGCGGTAGCACCCGTTGGGGGAACTAGCGTGGTCACGGCTACGTTGGACCCGCGCGCTGTTGAGCGTATTGTTATTTTGTTTCTAACCGCGTCAGCAGTTACGCGCTTGCCATTAGCCGTCATCACCTGACGTATGCTTCTAGCAGCTGCGGCTGCGGTTTTCTGCGTGTCAAGCGCGTGTCCCGTTCTAGGTTTAGCTAACCAAGTAACTGCAAACCCCGCTACGGTCAGGGACCATGTGGCACCCACTGTACCTACCCCGGTGATCTCAATCTCCCAAGTGTCGAACCTCTCGTCTGCGAATGTTCCCGCACCCCCGTCATCAATATCCACAAACACCTGATCTACACTACCGCCGTGACCTAAGCTGATCCTGTACTGAGTAGAGTACGCCGCCTGCTGTACGAACACAAACGCCTTCAAGTCAGGCGTAGGTCCAGAAGCCTTAGAGGTCGTAAGAGCCGCTGTGATCCTAGAGTTTGCTACGAACGTAGAGTCCTGTACAGTCACTAAGTCCAAGGACTCCTTAGCGTCCTGGAATGGGCTGCCCTTAGGGCTGGTGGCGCCATCTACAAGCCTAGCCCCCCAAGCATATACGTACATATTCGTGCCACTCGCTGCGTCCTGCACGCCTATGATAACGTCCCTAGCGGCGCCTACGACTGATGTGGCTGCGTAGGTATCCACAGAGATCCAAGCCTCGTAGTTGCCCTGGCCGTGGTCTATGACTCCAGAAGACAGGAGGTTACCTGATGTCGAAGAGATCGCTAGGACTCCAGAGGTCCAGGAGGCCGTAGCGGTGTAGGAGATCGTAGCATCCGTGTCCTTGACCTCTAAGGTTACGTCGTCCGCTGCGAGACTACCATCGCCCTCTCGGAAGAAGCAGGAGAGCATCTGAGTGCCCGCAAAGAACGTAGAGGCCGTCTGAGTGAATGTGCCTAGAGTGCCTGAGGTAGACTTCTGTAGGGACCTGTAGTAGAGGTCTGAGTATCCGGGACCGAACGGATTAGCGTTCGTTGTGCTGGAGAGGGACGCTGAGTTACTGGCGGTCCAAGTGGTCGTGAAGTCCTTGGGATCTGTGAGTAGCTGGGAGTTCTCTAGGCTGAGGTAGCTCAGAGACGGGGATGTGTCTAGGGAGATGACCTCGAAGTGATGTACCCACACACTACCCGTTCCAACTAACGTTCCCGTCTTAGAGGGTACGATGAGGGCGCTTACGTCTATCGTAGGGAAGATCGACCCCCGATTGGCTCCTATCTCAAGTAGAAACCACCCATCAGGTAGCGCGGTAACCGATAACGTATCCGCTGACGCATAGGATGCTGATGTGAAATCGGAGGTTCCCCAAACAAACTCAACATCTACGGATGGGGTAGTCCGTGTGTTGTCGTAGATGGAGAATTGGAAGTTACTATCAGAGTCATCCTGCTTCACCCGCAGCCTGTAGAGGATGTCCGTCTGAGTAGGTGCGAAGAGCCTATCCAGAGTTCCTAGATATGTGTTGAACACTCCAAGGCCAGTGATGGTATATCCCAGACGATCAGCCTCATTACCGCCATCAGGATCAGCAGTGTCATTTGCTTTAGCTACTGAGTTGGCCGCATCCGTCGTAGGCAACACCCAAACGTCCTGATCCGTGAAGTCCTTAGACTTCTCCTCGTCCCCGAATAGGTTCTCCCCACTCAAGAGCAAGTGATCCTTCCCCACAGGGTCGTTGACTATCAGGTTCTTATGGCCTGCCAGTACCGTGTAGACCTCCCCCTCTCTGTCAATCCCGTGGGCCTTAGCATCCGTCAGATACGTCGTATGGGCCTGTACCACATGCTTAGTCCCCTGACGCTTCACCTGACCCTCTACAGGACTCGGCCACCCATTCAGGCACTCCGTAACCTGCCCCGGCCTGCGGAGATCCTGAGGCTGCTGTGAGACGCCTTGGATCAGAGTAGGGTCTCTGACAATCCTCTCGACCAAGGCTAGTACCCTCGGGAGAAGTAGGAGGAGCGGCGGAGGGCCCTCATGGGGACACCAGTGTTGAAGATGTTATAGTCCCCCGTTAGGGCTTCCTCACGCCGCATGTTTCTACGAGCATCAAACTCGTCCTGACGAGTGTACCGACTCCGGCTATTGGAACCTAGCACTCTATCCTGAAATTGTCGGGCTGCGGAGATCATAATGAACTGCCGCGCAGACTCAGGTAACTCGTCGAAGTCCAGACCCACTACGATCTCACAGTCCTTGAAGACCGCACCGACCGTGAAGGTGTTCGTGTCCTCGTCTACGTCGTAGGCTTGGAGATCACCGCCACCCGCCACCTGCCGTAGCACCAGCTCAGGATCATTATAGTTCTTGCGGGGCCAGTCGAACCGTAGAGTGTTCGTAGGTAGCACCACGTGCCCGCTGCTGCCCGCTGTGATGTCCTTCTTGATCGAGTTGTACCGCCAGCCCTCGGATTGGACGCGGCGAGATACTTCGTCCAGCATGGTCTCAGCGTCCGTAGCGTCTTGAGTAGCTGCTAAGGCCGTGACTGACTCTTGAGCTATAGCGGAGAGGATCGTGTTGACCGCCTCCAGCTTAGTTGTCGCTACTGTCGCCATTCTGTGATTTCCTTAGATAGTTAGCTGCTGAGATGAGAATGCTGATGGAGTCCTCAGCGTACCCGAGCATTAGGTTATGCTCCCGACACATGAGGCCCCGTACCACACCCGTATTGTGGCAGTGATCCACACAGAGCGCGTTAGATTTAGTATGACAGATAGCACAGGCTCCGCCTTGCTCTTCCATCATTTGATTGTACTGATCCCGAGATAGCCCGTATCTCCGGTTCCAGTTATACGCCTGCTGACATCTACTACATCTGGTCGTCCTCTCGGACGTACAGGGCTCGCCACACTTGCAGGTCTTAGGCATGGTAAGTTGGTATGAGACAAAGGGGACCCCAAACGAATCTGAGGCCCCCAGGGGAGAGAGTTCCTAAGCGATGGTAACTTCAAAGGCCGCTTCGGGACGGAGGATACCGTGGCCCATAGCGTACTTAGCGAGCATCAGCGTACCTTGACGGTTGATGACGTACTCGGATTCCATCTTGAGGTCCAGGAGCTTCACAGTGCCGATAGCCGACTCATGGAAGCAGATGGCTGCGGTGCTAGCGAAGTTGCCGCCGTAGCCTGTACCAGAGCCACCGAATACGTCGTTCTGAACGTGGGACGCAGACACTCCAGGGAACGTAGAATCATTCGCCGTGGTCGTACTCTCGTCATAACCAACGAACAGCGCAAAGTGTGCACTCATGTGGATCTTGATGCCCGCACACTCGTACACAATGCCCTTAGCGAAGTCACCATTACTTCCGCTAGTGATGTCCTTGTTCACAAGGTCCGTCTGCTTGACGAGATTGTAGTAGACACCTGGGGTAACAATGATGTGACGCCCCATAGTAGGAATATACGCCTCGTCCATCTTCTGGGCCAATGCGTAGATCGTGTCTACAGCACTAGCTCCATTAGTGAGGAAGTCGGCATCCAGTACAGCACCACCAGCGGGGCGCTCACTAAGCGGGTTAGTGGATCGAGCCGCAGCCACCACAGTACGCATCGTAGCTTTATCGAACGCATAGGCGAGCTGCCGGCCGAGTTCAGTCGTGTAGGGACCACGGACGTCATAGTGCAGTTGCAACTCGTCAATGTCAGGAATGAACACATTAGAGATGAGCATGTCGTCAATCGAGATGATCTGCTCGGAGTGAAGGATGGTTCCGAGTTCTGACTTAGAGTCGGAGTTGCTATCCAAGAATAGGTCGTTACCTACCTTGTGGTACTGGCTCTTGCCCTGACCCATGATAGGGAATCGGGCAGACTTGCCCTCGGTGATGGTCCGCATCGTATGCAGACCCTTCATTACTTGGGCTTCTTCCCAAGCGACTTGAACTTCGCCAGCGGCTAGCTCAAGAAAGTTAGCCCGATCATCTGCGGTCGAGCCGTTATTTTGACCCGAGCGGGTCAGTGAAGTAATAATAGGCATTAGATTATGTTGAAAAGTGGATTAGAGATTGGGCTCACGCCCAGCGCCTCACTCAGCTTTCCATACATAAGCCCACAGTCTTCGGGATAGTCCTCCCTCATGGGGAGCCCGGCCTAGACCTAAGATGGGTACAAGCTAGATACAGCAAATATTGGAGTACAAACCGCTCCATACGGTGTAAGGGTGGGGGACGGGCCAAATGCCCGCCTACCCCGATTGGTCAGCCCAGTTGGCTAACTACTCTGTGAGTCCTGCACGTACTCTGCGGACTGTCATGTCCACAAGTAACACGTAGACCTTCAAGTCCTCGGCGTCCCGATAAGAATCTGCAAGGGTCTCCACGACCGTAAGAGCCGCGAGGACAGTAGACGGATCACCTCCTTCACTAGCATAGGCAGCCAAGGAGACTTCTAGGACCTTAGAAGCCTCTAGGATCTTGGCGAGCACAGCTTCCTCTGGGAACGCAGCAGCAGCGTCCTCAAGGTCTTGGACAGCTAGGACCACCTCGGCGTGCGCACGCTCAGGGGTCATCCCACCCTCGCCCGTCAGCAGACAGGCGGTTCCGATGGAGAAGGTGAGTACCGCGATGGCCACAGCTTTCGTAAGTTTCTTCATGTACTAGGAGAACAGTCCGGGTTCGGAGGCCGCCAGACGCTTCTGGTAATCCGCGTGTACGTGACGGTCTCCCGACTTGTACTCTTGGGACTGGATGATCTTCATAGCCTCCCACTTGTTCGCAAATGGCTTAGGACCACCTTGGGTCAGATTGGGAACTCCAGATACTACGCGAGCCTCGCCGCCCTTGAAGCGTGCCATAAGCCCAGACACCACCAGCTTAGCTTGAGTAGCATCATCACCAGCGTAGACTCCATCAAGCATGGAGTTGACCGCCTTGATCTCAGCGGGCTCCATGTTCCCAGGGACCCATTGCTCGAACTCCTTGTAGCCTTCCTCGCCGCCGAACCATCCGAGAACGCTCTGCTCTCGCATCTGAGCTGCTGCGGTACGGTCTGCTACCGCTTGGTTTTGCATGGTCTTTGAGATACCAGCCTTCTCCAGCGCGGCTGACGTAGCCTCTGTTACCTGCCCTCCGGCTGCGTGCTCCTGTACCGCCTGTGCGAACAGCTCTTCTACAGAACCTACAGGGGCTCCAGCGGCCTGACCCAGCTCGGTGATCTTCTGCTCCGCTGAGGCCAGCGCAGATGCCATAGCCTCTACAGACTCATAGCCGCCTAGGGCGCTAGCGTCATCAGGGAGGCTGGGGGTCGTGGGGGTCGTAGGGGCTTGCTGTGGCTCGGGGTCTGTAGCAGCGTCACCCGGGGCTTCGTATGTGTCTACCATTATTTACTCTTCTCCAAGGTTTTCTCCAGCTTACTCAAGCGGGAGGCGTGTTCGTTCAGTCGAGGCTTAGAGCCACTAAGTAGCCGGGAGACCGCTACAGCCCCACCGAGCCCTAAGGCGCTTAGAAGGCCCGTGAGGGCGTCCTCTAGTGTGCTCTGATCCTGCGATTCCTGCTGTATCCTCTCAGACTCTCTGTACTGCTCTCTAAGAGCATTAGATGTCTCCGCGCCCTTTAGTACCTCCAGTATAGAGATATGCCCCTGAGCGGCCTCCTGTCGTGCCGAATTCAGTTGGGTCGCTGTAGCTACGCAGGATGACAGGGTTAGTAGGCAATATAATGCCCAGAACCCTAGGATCTTCATCTAGCCTTGAGGCGCCTGCTGAGCTGAGGCGCGCACTACGTCCGACCCCACAGAGTCAATGAGCTGCTGCTGCTGGAGCTGCTGCTGCTGGGCTTGAAGTTCTTCTGGGGTCATTAGGATGTCCTTGATATCCACCCCGCTTCCTACCAGAACAGCCTTAGAGACCTCAGGGATCTTGAGACCCGCTTGGTCCAGAGGGACACCTAGCTGCGTGAGAAGCCCAATAGCTTGGGCCAGACGGTTGACTTCATGCCCGCGACCTAGGGCCTCGATACCCGTGACGATAGTAGGCTTGACGATCTTCGAGAGGTTCGGGATCTGCTTCCGCTTAGCCAGGTCCTTCATAATCACGCGGACTAACCACAGTGAGAAGGTCTGACCTAGGGAGGCAAATACGCCACCGAGAGCTGTATCTAGCTCTAGCTGTAAGAGGCGGATCTCCTCTGCTGTGACACGTTCGGCGTTCCGTGTGACTGCTGAGTTCAGCAAGAATACACGGGACAGGTCGCGTTTCAGTTCGTCGCGGGTGGCCGCAGCTACCGAGAGATCCGCTTGTTTCTGTACCTGGAGGACTGACACATCCTCCTCTGAGCCCTCTGCAAACCCACCATTCTCGGTGCGAGCCAGCTCATCAGCACGGGTAGTGCCGTTGGGGTTGACGAGGAAGACCACCTTCACGGACGCAGCTACGCCCTCTGAGATAGCCTGTGTCAGCCCCTCCAGTTGTTCTAATGCTCCCTGGTACTCCTCGATCAGCCCGAACCCATAGGGATGGGTAGACGAGATAGCCCAGCGGGCCGGGAAGTATGGGAAGGTGTCGATGTCGTAGGAGGCTTCTGAGTTCTCAACTACTAGACCTGAGTTGCCCACCTCCTGGTGAGTCTTGAACTTCCCGCCGGCACGGACAGCCCAGGTATGAAGAAGCACAGTGTCGTCCGGCTTGTGCTCCCCAGGTTCCACTACGCTGAGCTTGGGAACTAGGTCCGCAGGAAGGGTAGCCCAGGTCAGGCGCTCCTCAATCACCAGCTCAATCAGGTTGTTCTCCTCGTCCCAGACCGTGACGTAACTGGAGAGCGGGTAGAGCCGCATAGACTTCCCAGGGATCAGGGACATACAAGCATTCCCAGCCATCAGTAGGTGCTTGATAGCTTCGTGGAAGACAGGGCGGGCCTTACGCACCTCTACGTCATCCATAACGGCGCGCTCTACAGTTAGCAGGTCAGCCTCAATCTCCACCCGCACGCTCTCACCAGCGGCCTCTAGGTCCGCGTCGGACACCTTGAGCCTAACGAACGACTGGCTAGGGGGAAGCCAAGCTAGGGTGATCTTAGAGGACAGGTTGTTGACGCCCTCAGCGCCTACCATCTGGTAAGGAGCGGGCAGCCTCTCCCTTCCCGTGTTCGACCTGTCCGAGTCCTCCTGGAACTCAGGGACCGCTGTGACGATAGTAAGTGCCGCAGCCTTCTCGGCTGCATAGAGCGCCTGAGATCGGAGGGGCTTTAGTTGCTCGTACCGATCCTTGGCTGAGGGCATTACTTAGGAATGTTTACGTTCTGTAGAGGGAGGCGGAGACGGGAAGAACCTCGACGACGCGAGGATCGCTTAGACTGCTTCTGCCCCTTAGGTGCAAAGATACGCTGGGCTCCGGGAGTTGGGGCTGGGGGTGGCGGTGGCGGGGGTTCGGGGATCTTCGGAAACTTTGGAGTGCCTGATCCACACATGATTAGTCCGCTAGCTGCCGCTCAATAAGGAGTTTCATACGATCAAGGACCTCCGCGTTCCCCCGGAGTTTATCCAGGTCGCGGAGGTCCTTGCAGTTCCTAACGTCTGTAGGAAAGATTCTCTCGAAGTACGCAAAGACCACGGGTGGTATGTACGGAACCTCTTTAGAATTCATCAGCTACGGGGGCCATATCCCCCAATTACAGTGCCACTAAGGGGCATTTAGTGGGTACTTAGCTGCCCGATCCCTCTGATTCGTGGGACTCTACTGACTTGCCGATGTACCACGCAGCCTTCTTTAGATCCTCTACCTCTTTACCCTTGTAGGTACAGCGCCACAGGTACTTGAAGGCGTTGAGACGACAGTAGGCTCGTAAGTCCTCGGGGGTGGAGTGGGCTGCCATAGCCTCGAAGCACTCTATGGACCCAGTGTTGTAGTGATGAGGGGAGTCTACAGGATTTTTCTGATCTTGTGCGAAGAACACCTTACATGCAGGGCAGCGAAAAGTTCCTTTCGGAATGTCGGCCTCACAGTCCACGCACTCACTAGAGTTCATTATGCCCATCCTTCCACCTCCCCGGTCTCGAAGTCGTAGTCTTCGTGCTGGAGGATATGAGCTACTCGGAGCTGAGTCATAGCATCCCTTGCTGTGAGCCCAGCGGATTCGAAGGCTTCGTTCATCAGATCCAGCATCTCAAGAGGTAACCGACTATCGCCTAGGATCTTATCCGCCTTCACCTTACCCGCCCCAGGGCACCCCTTGTACCCATCAGTAGCATCCCCAATTAGAGCCTGCTTGAACCTATTGCGAATCGCAGTGTCCCTATCTACCTGGTAGATACTGTCCTTGTCCGGGTTGTAGTGCCATCCTGGTACAGTGTCCAAGTCCTTGTCGATAGTCACGATCACCGGGCTTGCGTAGAACCCGCAAGTAGCGTAGATTCCCATGAGATCATCAGCCTCTAAGTTAGGCTCCCAGCTAGATGCTGTAGCGAAGGCTGGGTAGATCCCGGGGGAATACTCTTCCTCTAGCTTGGACCTCAGAGCCTTGTAGCACACAGGCTTACGCTTGCCCTTACGGTTCCCCTTGTATGTAGGGAGGATGTCGTGGCGGAAGTAGTGTCCGCTAGGGTCCGAGAAGAGTATGCGGGTCTCGCAGAGGCGGGTAGCGAACTGGTTCTTGGCGCGGTCTGCTGAACGCTCTAGGATATTAGCGGCCATGCTGAATGCTTCGGAGGCATTGGAGGTTAGAGTCCATACGTCCTCCTCCCATTGTACTACAGTCTCTACGGCTGTAGAGCATTTGAAGCACAGCCAGTCTCCGTCTACGAGTAGGGTTGTCTTAGTCATTTTGGGGTCTCCTTGAATTCTGGGCATGTGTCGCCGGTTTCTCTACGGACTGTGATACATAGTTTATGAACAGGCGGTAGCTCTATATCTCCACGAACCGGGTCCCAAACATCTAAAGATGCGTGCATAATGGCCGAGCATACATCTGCGCGTGCGTATACGGAAGGTCTGAAGTTCTCACAATCCACACAAGCCTGCCTAGTGGGTCTCTTTCCAGTTTCTTCCATACTTAGCCTCTCCGTCTAGTGGGACAAGGACTCCAAGTTCCTGCCCAGCCCTCGTTATGCAAGTGGGCAACGCCCCCACAAGCCTACCTGTATCGTCTGGATGGCACTCGAATTGGAGTTCATCATGGACGCTAAGCATCAGCCTAGCTCGAATCCCCAGGTCCCGTACAGCCCTATTCGCTAGAACTGTGGACAACTTCATAATGACTGCCCCGTCCGCTTGGAGCTGATAGTTGGGAGCGACGTACTCCAGTAGCTTCCACTCTCCGGTCTCATCGTCCTTACGAGTGGGTATAGGAACTCTGCGTCCATCAAGGGCCACCACATATCCAGACTTCGCCTGAGCCTTTACGTCTTCAATCCACTCCCCTACTCCTGGAGTGTTCTTGAGGAACCTAGACTTCAACGCCTTACCAGCGGAGGCGCCCTTACCTACGATACTCCCGATCTTCTCAGAGCCCGCTCCGTACAGCCAAGCATAGATGAATGTCTTAGCCTGATCCCTAGTATCTAGCCCAGCGGCCTTCTGGTTAGCCGTGTGGATGTCACCACTAAGGATAACGTCAGCATACGCCCCACCGTCGTAGGGGCACAATCGGTTAGCTAGCGCCCTCAGCTCCAGCCCAGAGGCGTCCACGCCTACCATATCCCAGCCCTCTCTAGGCAAGAAGAGGGCACGACAAGCCTGTCCCAGCTCACCAGTCTTCGGGATGTTCCCGAGGTTAGGGCGGCTGTGAGAACACCGGGACGTCACCGTACCTAAGTGATTCACGAACCCCCTGATCCTACCGTCCTCCTCAACACAGTCGCGCCACGGTAGCTTCCCAGTCCCCAAGTACCCTAGGATCTTTGTGATCTTAGCGCGCTCAGACAACGCAGCAGCCTCAGGGTAAGTCAGAGACTCCAGAACCTCAGAGTCCATCTTGACCCCTCCGGTCTTAGTGAACTCATTAGGCTTCCAGCCGTAGTTCTCCTTGAAGTGCCTGACCCTATGCGCTGGGCTACCTGCGTTGAACAGCGTCATCTTCCAGCGGATCTCCTTACGCTTAGGGGTCAGTCGCATGTCCACGAAAGGTCTAACCATCCGAGACAGCTCAGAGTCTATCTCAGCCCTACGAATCACTAGAGTCTTCTCCAGCTCGTCGGCAGAATCTTGGTCGTAGCGAACTCCTACGTCCATCATAGCCACGATCTCATGCTGGAACTGATGCTCCAGTATCACAGACTGTGTGGTGAGTTCTTTGGTCTGTAGCAACTCCCAGAGCTTACGGAGGACTACTACGTCCTGCTTGCAGTACGCCAGCATCTCTGAGTTGTAGGACTCCCAGCCGCCATCGTATTCTCCCTTAGCCTCATGCAGCCTGTAGCCCCACGCTTCGAGACTGTGGCGACCTATAAGGTGCCTAGGTATTCCGTAGGGTCTAGCGCGTTTACGGAGGTTCGCTAGGTCCCTATGCTTTAGGTCCGGCCATGCCAGACGGGACATCACCAGAGTATCTCGGACCATGCCAGGGTCTAGTATCTCACCTGTGATCTTAGCTATGGCTTGGTCGTCGAACCCGATGCCGTTATGGGCTATTCGGATGCGGGACTTGAGGAGAGGTAGTAGGGTGGAGAGGGAACCGGGGGTCCCAGAGATCGAGGAGGACCCGTCGGGCTCTTGAGCAGCCCAGCAGTGGACTGTCGTGAGATCGTTTAGGAGGCCGTCGGTCTCTAGGTCGAAGAGGATTGGGGGAAGCTGGGGCATTACTGATCTCCGATTGTGCTGATGTAGAACGGGGCGCCCCGAAGAAACCTGCGTCTATTCATCTTATTCCTCGGTTCCCTTCTTCATCTTATATTTATGCTCCCTGCCCGATTTACAGTACGGACAGCCTCCGTGGCTTCTGCAACTAGCATCCACCTTCTTGCTACCAGTGTACGGGCGGCGCGTGGTCTTGGAATACTTATAATTCTTTACAGGCTTAGGATTCATTGTGAATCACATCCCAGATACCACGCCCACCAGAAATTATGATCTTCATTAGAACACCCCCACTTCCGCCAGTCTACCAGTGTTCGGATTGTACGAAAGCTGACACACCTTCCCAGTCTTCCCGTTGATCCTCTGCTTCAACGCCACCAGCTTTATCATGTTCTCCTCCCCACCTTGCAGCGCGAATACTCCGTCCGCGAGCTGCGCGATACTATGAGACCCTCGGAGGTCTGCGAGTTTGATGACTCCCCCTTCCTCATGGCTCGCGTCGTGCTTACTCCCCCTAGAGAGATGTGAGACAACGTGCATACAGCAGCCCGTCTCGGACACTAGAGTCCTTAGGTCCGTCATGAGCTTGTCCAGCACTACCCTCTCGTTAGTATCTCCCATGGCCGAGACGACTAGAGATATGTGGTCCAGGATGATGACCTTACAGTCCATAGCTTTGACCATGAACCGTACCTTCTTGATGAGGCTCTCGTCCTTCTTCATCCCGAAGTGATCGTAGATGACTACACGGTCCTCGAAAGACTTTACGTCCTCTCTGTGCTCTAGGATCAGCTCCGTCCTTTCCTTGCCTTTGAGAAGTTGTAGCGGCTGCCCGAGGATGATGCTGAGCATACGCGCTCCTGTCTGCTTACCTGTCTCCTCCAGAGCTAGGTAGCCTACCTTGACATCACGCCTAGTGAGGTCTAGCGCGATCTCTCCTAGGATGGTTGACTTGCCCATACCTGTACCCGAGGTCCAGACGTACAAGGCTCCCGTCCTCATACCACCAGCGGTCCAGTTGTTGAGCTGCGCGTACGGGTAAGGGATAGTGTCCTCGTCGTCCTCTGCGGTCATAGCGTCCCAGATAGCCTCTCCAGTCAGGAGACCGTCAGGCATGAAAGGCTTAGCTGCCCACATAGACTTCACGATCTCATGCTCCCTCCCAGCACGCAGCATGTCACAAGCATCCTTGAGGGGCAGAGAGGCTATGCTGACCTTACCGACCTGTAGGATCTCTGCGCACTCCCGGGCCGCCTTCTGTCCCGGCTCGTCCATGTCGAACATGATGACGACAGACTTGAAGCCCTCTAGGTACTCTAGGTTCTTCTTGAAGGCTGAAACAGCTCCGTTAGCTCCATTAGGTACAGAGACTACAGGCCACTCATTGCCCTGGGCTTGGCTGACAGCTAGAGCATCCAGCTCACCCTCTACGACCACTACGTTCTTCTTGGGATGGGGCGCCCAGATGTTGTCTCCGAACAGTCCGGCCTTCTTGAAGTCACCGAGGATGAAGAACGCCTTGTCCCTACCACGGACCTTCTGAGCTACGATCTTCCCGTCAGCCCAGTAGGACGCTATATGCTCGTCCTCCTCCGCCATGTACGACCAGAGCTTGCAAGTATCCTCTCTGATACGGCGGCTCGGAATGTCCTTGAAGGCTTGTGGTAGTAGCTTGCGGAGGTCGGAGGCCATGGTAGGTAGGGGGGTCTTGGTGGTGGTAGAGGGTGCGTCGTAGGTATGGGCACCACAGGAGTAACAGTGAGTGTGGTCCTCGTAGGCGTGAAGGGCATCGGAGGAACCACAGTCTGAGCAGGGCAGATTAGCTATTGGAGGACTTCCTTGATCTTACTGGCGCACACCTCCTTGCGGCAGCCGTCGCATGTAAATCTCCAACCTTCCCACATATCCTGTTCTCTATTTTTCATCTCTAAAGTCCTTCACAGTCATTACGGTCTCTCTTAGCTCCCACTTCTTACGAGCCCCCGCCTTCCCCCTGAGCCCGAAGGTCCATACGGAGAAGCGGTTGCCCGCCTCAAGCCACTCCAGTAGCCGAGGTTCAGCAAGAGCCTTCTTGACTCGCGCGCTATGCCCAGACGCCGAGGACACCTGGATTAGAAACGAGCCCGGGAGCCCGTCCATTACCAGTATGTCCCCAATGCCCCAAAGATCCTGCCGCTTCTTGGCGAAGTAGTTCCAGGTCTCTACGATCTGGTAAGTGTGCCCAAGGTCGCGGAGGATCTTAGTGGCTCGTTGGGTGGGAGAGACGGAGGACTTAGCTATCTTGATCTCCGATACCATGAGTATCGCCAAAGTCTCTAATAGCCTCTCGGATACTCCCGAACTGTGGGAAGTCATGCAGAGTCTCCCCGATCAGAAGGCCCTTGTTAGACTTAGAGTGCCCGATCCACACCTTGCCCGTGTAGTGCTTACGGTCCAGTACGGACTGTAGGATGTCCAGTAGGATCGTATCGGGATGAGGAGACGGGGTGGGTGCGGCGGGTTTCTGAGGTACCTTAGATTTCTTAGCCATACCTACAGCCCCATCCCAGCGGTCTCGTCCACAAAGCTAGCTCCAGTAGACGCTTGGTAACCCTCTTCGACTCCAAAGCCCTCTCCAGCCTGAGTAGACGCCCCGACCTCTAGGATCTGTACGCCTTTGAGATACCGGATGACGTTAGAGTCTTTGTTGATGAGGACGGGAGCTAGGAAGAGGTCACACTTACCACGGCGTATGATACCGTCCGGGTGCTTACAGGGAGCCCCTGTGGCGTCGACAAGCAGAGGACGTACGCGCTTACCCTTCTTAGTCGTCTCACGCATAGTGAACTTGGAGACATGCATACCCGCAGTACGCTCAGTAGTCCCCTCGTTTGTGCAGATAGTAGCGTGGTACTGCTTACGCTTCGCCTCAGTCATTTCAGAAGTAAGATGCTCGAAGGTTTCGATACTGAGAAGCTCTAGGAATTCGATGAGTGCCCTCTGGCCGCCCGTCTGAGTCTCGCCGTTGACACGGAAGGTCGAGGTAGTCTCAGTGGGGTCGAGGAGCGCAGATACGTAGTAGATCCCCTCATCGTCATTCTTCTCGTATTGGGTCCCGCGTGCATAATCAGGCTTATCGAGGCTTGTGTAGGAGAAGTTCAGGGACATGGTGATAAGGCTGATGCCTTCTGCTAGGTCGTATTTCATTTTGTTGGTGCTGTTAGGGGTCTTAGTTGAAGAAGTAATTGGAGTCTAGGATCACACTAGGATCCAGGTCTCCCTGTTCTGGTGGTGCTGGGATCACAATGCCAGAGGGTAGCTGATCCTGCAATTCAATTCTAAGGGATTCCAGAAGATTCCCAGAGAACACCTCGGCATACGCCTCCCTAGTAAGCCTCTGTAGCAGAGGGGCGTCCGCTGCGACTGTACCGTAGCTATCGTGAATCATAGCGAACGATGTGATACCAGCAGCCCTAGCCTTCTCGATAGTCAGCGTAGTACAGGCGGCGTCCAGAGAGTGTATAAAGTTAGGGGCGAAGGCATCTCGCATCCTCTCCTTGTTCATACTACCTGGGTCGATACCACGGATACGGATACCTACCCTAGAGGGTCCGGTGCGTAGGGTCTCGTCAAGCTGGGTGCGGATACGCTGGCTGGCATAGTTCGGGTAGTTCTGGATCACTGTGAACCCACTAGGAGAGGTCCAGCGGATAGGTAGCCCCGCATCTGAGAACAGATTAGCCGTGCGCATAAGCCACCCCATAGCCTCTCTAGCCGGCTTGACTGTCTTCTCGATAGCGTCCCAGATGACCGCCCCCAGCCAAGTACACGGCAGGTAGGCGTCCGAGTCTCCCCAAGGACTCTCGTTACCGGCCTCCTTGTGCTCCCTGTACCAAGCTGCGACGTACTTCAGAGCCGAGTGTAGACGTAGGCCATAGGGTAGGGTCATAACAGGGCGCTTGGTAGCTGTCCTAGGGATAGAGCCACCAGTAAACAGAAGCCACTTCGCGGCTAGGTCCGACACCTTGAACGTAACGGCGCGCTTACCAGACCTATATCGAACGATCTCCGTAGAGTCTAGGCATAGCTTTAGGGACTCCGTAGCTATGTCAGCAACATCCCTGTAGATGTCCTGCGGTACGTCAGACGGAATACAGTTCGTCGCCTTACCCCCAATAGGATCCCTGAGCATCAGGCTGTAAATCTGTAGTCCGTTGTTCGTACCATCAGACACCACAGGGGTCCCTGATAAGGTCCCCCACCCCCCCTCGCTAAAGGCTCCCCAGTCCATACAGAACGAAAGGAACGCTACGGGATTGTCCGCGTCGATCCAGGACTTGTTGTACAGGGGGTCATTGAAGACTCCTAGGATCATCTCCTCGTTGTCCTCTACCCAAGTAAGTCGGGACTCTAGATCTACCTTGTCCTCCCCCCAGCAGTTGGCTCCGTGGATCTTGAGGCAGTCTAACTGCTCCTGATTCTCGATAGGCTTAGCGTCCGCGAAGTTCAGAAGGCTGCGGGAGTGCTTAGGTCCCTGGGGGTGGAGATCACTCGACATCGGGATAGGGTAGTAGCGCCCCCTAGAGTCCGTAGAAGTCGGGTAGAAGAACCGCTTACCCCTGTATCTCTCTGCGACATACTTCATCCTCGCCATCTGCAACCGCCCGTTACGGTCTGCCTTGTTCTTAGCGTGAACACGCCCGCAAGCGATTTTGTATTCCACCTCGTCCTCCTCGGATTTGAAGGTCTCAGGCTTACTGGGGGTCTCCCTGTCCTCGAACCTGGGGAGACCTGGGACGGGGATAGAGTTAGAATAGCACTCGATCAGCGTCTCGTACACAGCATCATTTATGACCCACGGAGTGTTCTGGAGAGTCGTAGTGGCCTCAGCGATCCGGGACCAGTCGTAGCTCTCAAGGTCACTGACAGACACCCCACTACTCCACTTGAGGCGCACCAGAGGAGTCCTAAGGATCTCGTTAGTGAAGTACCCACCTCCTTGTAGACCTCTCCAGGGATTGGGAGGGATGAACGTGGGGAGGTAGTACGGGAACAGCACCTCATGGGCCTCGTTAGACTTCTCAAGCCACTCAATAGTCTCGTCAGTCGGGTCAATGAATATCTTATCTCGCTTGTTGTACCGCTTCTTGGTGGCCGTCACCAGTCCAGTGCGCATCACGACACCCTCCAGCAAGAGGATCCCCACAGTAAGCCGGGCCTTGAAGTCCCAAACGACCCTATCAGCCTCGCACCTATCCGCCCAGTCCTTGAGCTTCTTCTGGAAACTCTGACGTCCGTGGCGGGTGGTGCGGGTACGGATAATCGCAGCGAACATACCTGGATCGCTCTCTGCGAACATCTGGTAGCAGATCTCCTCCTCCAGACGCTTACCTATAGCGAAGGCTAGGGACTGCCTGCTGCGGGATTGTGAGACTCCGTTGAGCACAGCCTGACAGGCGATGAAAGCGATCACAGGAGTCTCTAAGTCCTCTAGGATCGCTACAGCCGCCCCGCCTACAGTGGGCCGTCCTGCGTTCATCTGTCCAGAGTAGATCCCGCGCCAATCGTCGATCCACTCCTCCATCCGAGACACAGCCTCACGCAGTAGGTATCGACCAGATGCATCCAGACTCTCCCGCTGGTTACGTCTGTTACTCTCCACCTGCATACGCTGACGCTCTACGCCCATGTCATGCATGAGCTTCTCTAGTTCAGCTTCTCTCACTAGGAGTTCCTCGTAAATTCATGACAGACTCCGTACTTGTTCACTTCTACGCAGTGTCTAGGTAGATCATCTGGAGCCAAATCATCATTATCAGATGCCCCCACTCCGCAATACTTGCATTCATTACACACAGCAAACATGCTAGACCCCCACCTCTTCCAAAGCCTTCCAGGACGCCTTCATTACATCACGCCCGAAGTCGGAGTAGTGTAGGTTCATAGACAGCTTAGCGTGCCTAGCAATCTTCATACGCACAGCCTCAGGCAGGTCAGAATTGTTCAGATTCGAGATGAACGTGTAGCGGAACGAGTGAAACACCACGGGCGCACCAACCATGTCAGCCCCAATAGCCTTCATGTCCATCCTGAGAGCATCAGCAGCCCGGTAGGTCGTCTTGATGCCAAACAGCGTTCCATCACGGTTCTCAGGAAGTCTCTCTAGGTCTTTGAACATCCTGCGGGACAGGTAAATCTTGAAGTCCTTACCATTCTTAGTCTGTGCACCCGTCAGGAACAAGCTAGAGTCCTTAGAGTCCATAGAAGACCGCGTTAGACTAGTGATCTCTTTGACCCTCAGACCTGTAGAGGCCGCTAGGCGATACAGCAGGGACCTAGAGGACGCTGGGAACGTAAAGAGACTAGGAGCTTTAGGAGTGCTTAGATACGCTATGAGATGCGAGAGTTCTAGTAGAGTAATAGCACGCCTAGGCTCAGCAGCCGTGCGATGCTCTGTGGGCACAAAGGTAAAAGTAGGTCCAGAGGGCTCGACCCACCTAAGGAAGCCTCGCATGACACTTAGGTACTTGATGATCGTGTTGGGGCTTCGCTTGACTCCCCCGACTAACTCGTCTGCGATAGACTTATGCCACCCAGAGAGTACCTGCGGAGTCATACTCCTAATGTACTTGACACCCATAGCATCAAAGGCGTCTCGTAGGCGCCCCATGTCTCGTATGCAGTTCTGCTTCTCACGACCGTGGGAGAGTAGGTGCTCACGATACTCGTCAGCTTGTACGAATAGAGAGTCCGCTGAGATCGCTGCGGTCTCTAACAGACCTAGGGTATCTAGGCGCTTTAGGATCGGAGTAGGCAGACTGCGTAGCCAAGCATCCGTGTGAATCGGAGGGGTCTCGTTCCAGCGGACAGACTCGACTAGGTAGACAATGTTCTGCCCGAACTTGTGGGCGATATACTGGGGACCGATTGCGAAGGAGCGCTGCGTGCCTGTGTGGTCGCGGAAGAAGCAGTAGTGCTTCTGCGTTTCAGCTAGCGTGCCGTTCTGGTGCTTGTACTTTTTGCGTGATACTGAGTAACCTTGCATGGTTCCTTTCATTGTGGTAGTGGGGGTAAGTGTTAGTCTCCCAGAGCTACAATAGCTCCGGCCATTCATCGGGAATCTCTACGACCCCCGCTTGTTCGTATAGAGCGCATTGGCTCTGGTCATTCAGGTAGTAGCAATAGCCCCGGCGCCCCTCGCTGACTGGGCGGATATCCATAGCCCCCTTAGGTCTATACGTAACCTTGGCGGTCACAGGGGAGACCCAAGCCCTACTGCGATTCTCGGGATGCGCGCAGCGATATGTCAGTAGGTACTCGGGGGACATGAGCCACCGTTCATTGTCAGGGGAGTAGTCTGATATGGACTCGGGACAGTGATGGCAGTATTTGCAGGTCTTGCAGTTGGACATGTTGGAGTGCGTTAGCTATTTACAAACGATACCGCCAGCCACCCCAGCGATCCCAGAGCAACGATAGCCCCGATGAACGCTAGGATAAAGAAAGCGTCGAGAATTCTGTGAAGGTTCTTCAATTTCTACGGCCTAGCAGGAGCCCGTAAGCCGGCAGAGTACAGCCACAATCCCGTAGATCCCTAGGACTAGGATCAGCGCCAGCGTTAGCGTAGCTACGAGACCCCAGAAGGCCATGGAGAACATGTGGAGAGCTTGGCGAGGGTCCGATGGGTAGTCAGACGACTTGAGTATGTGGCGGACCTCCCAGTCCTCTAGTGGCATCCTTGGATCTTCTTGGCTAGTCATCTCGGCAACCCTCCAGGTCTTTAGGACCAATAGGAGGACCCATAGCCGAGACGTAACCCAAGACCGTCAGCAGATGCAGCCGATAGTTCTCGGCAGATTTGGCGAATTCGGGGTAGGAAGTGTGCGTAGATAGGGTTAGGTCGAGTAGAGCCGTGTGGGCTTCGCTGGCAGCCTCTAAAGCCCCGGAGAGTGTTATAGGCGTGGTGGGTCCGTTAGGATACATGGTAGGTTTTGGGCGTGCCACTAGGCGTGACACTTTGGGTTAGAGTGTGGCGAGTAGGTCGCGGAGTTCGGGGAGGATCTCGGGGGCGTGGTGGGCACAGAGGGCTTCTAGGTTATCTCGGAAGACAGAGAGAGGTAGGAGCACGCAACCGAATCTTAGGATCTTTACCGGCACTCCGCTTCGCAGGTCATCGTAAAGGTTCCATGTGTACCCGCTTAGGTGATGCACTTCGATCACAGAGTCCGCGCCGATCACAGAGTTCGGGCCGATCCTAGAGTCCGCGCCGATCACAAAGTACGCGCCGATCTTAGAGCCCGCGCCGATCACAGAGTACGCGCCGATCACAGAGTTTTCCCAGATCACAGAGTTCGCTTCGATCACAGAGTTCACGCCGATCTCAGAGTTCGGTCCGATCTTAGAGCCCGCGCCGATCCTAGAGTCCGCGCCGATCCTAGAGCCTGCGCCGATCACAGAGCCCGCTCCGATATCAGAGCTTACGCCGATCACAGAGTTTTCCCAGATCACAGAGTTCGCTTCGATCACAGAGTTCGCGCCGATCTTAGAGCCCACGCCGATCTTAGAGTTCGCGCCGATCTTAGAGTCTGGGAATCGTTCTTTGTTAGTTTTCATGGTATCTCCTTTAGTTGGTATTGGAGCCTAAGCCTCAGTGTTGCAGCCGTTGGGTTAGAGTGTGGCGAGTAGGTCGCGGAGTTCGGGAAGGATCTCGTGGTCGTGGTGGTCACATAGGGCTTCTAGGTTATCTCGGAATACAGAGAGAGGTAGGATCACGCAACCGAATCTAAGTATCTTTACCGACGCCCCACTCCTCAAGTCATCGTATAGGTTCCATGTGTACGTGCTCATGTGATGCGCTTCGATCACAGAGTCCGGGGCGATCACAGAGTTCGCGTCGATCACAGAGTCCTGGCCTAGCCTAGAGTTCGCGCCGATCTGGGAATAATAGCCGATCTCAGAGCCTTCGCCGATCCTAGAACCTTCGCCGATCTTAGAGCCTGCGCCGATCTTAGAGCCTGCGCCGATCTTAGAGCCTGCGCCGATCACAGAGCCCGCGTCGATCACAGAGTACGCGCCGATCTTAGAGTTCGTGCCGATCACAAAGTTTACGCCGATCCTAGAGCCCACGCCGATCCTAGAGCCCACGCCGATCACAGAGTCCGCGCCGATCTCAGAGTCCGCGCCGATCTCAGAGTCCGCGCTAATTACAGAGTTATCGCCGATCCTAGAGTCCACGCCGATCACAGAGTACGCGCCGATCTTAGAGTTCGTGCCGATCACAGAGTTTACGCCGATCCTAGAGCCCACGCCGATCACAGAGACCTTGCCGATCTCAGAGTTCGCGCCGATCACAGAGTTATCGCCGATCACAGAGTTCGCGCCGATCTCAGAGTTCACGCCGATATCAGAGTTCACGCCGATCACAGAGTTCAGGAATCGTTCTTTGTTAGTTTTCATGGTATCTCCTTTAGTTGGTTGGGGGCAGAGCCGTTGGGTTAGAGTGTGGCGAGTAGGTCGCGGAGTTCGGGGAGGATCTTGGGGTCGTGGTGATCACAAAGGGCTTCTAGGTTATCGCGGAAGACAGAGAGAGGTAGGGTCACACACCCGAAGCTAAGGATCTTTACCGGCACTCCGCTTCGCAGGTCATCGTAAAGGTTCCATATGTACCTGCCCAAGTGATGCGCTTCGATATTAGAGCCCGCGTCGATCACAGAGTTCACGCCGATCCTAGAGCCTGCGCCGATCCTAGAGCCTGCGCCGATCTTAGAGTACGCGCCGATCCTAGAGCCTACGCCGATCTCAGAGTCCGCGCCGATCCTAGAGTCCGCGCCGATCCTAGAGTACGCGCCAATCTTAGAGTTCACTCCGATCTCAGAGTTCACGCCGAGCACAGCGTCCGTGCCGATCTGGGAATAAGAGCCGATCAAAGAGTTCGCGCCGAGCCTAAGGCCTGCGACGATACTAGAGTCCTCGCCGATCACAGAGCCCGCGCCGATCACAGAGTACGCGCCGATCTTAGAGTTCACGCCAATCCTAGAGTCCTCGCCGATCCTAGAGTCCTCGCAGATCTCAGAGTTCGCGCCGATCTCAGAGTTCGCGCCGATCTCAGAGTTCGCGCCGATACTAGAGCCCGCGTCGAGCCTAGAGTTTGCGCCGATCCTAGCGCCTTCGCCGATCTCAGAGTCTGGAAATCGTTCTTTGTTAGTTTTCATGGTATTTCTCTTAGTTGGTATTGAAGCACAGAGCCACAGTGTTGCAGCCGTTGGGCTAGAGTGTGGCGATAAGGGTTCGGAGTTTGGGGAGGATCTCTGGGGCGTGGTGGGCACAGAGGGGTTCTAGGTTATCGCGGAAGACAGAGAGAGGCAGGATCACGCAACCGAATCTAAGGATCTTTACCGGTACCCCACTCCTCAAGTCATCGTATAGGTTCCACGTTTGACTGCCCAAGTGATGCACTTCGATCCTAGAGTTCGCTCCGATCACAGAGTATGCACCGATCTTAGAGTTCGCGCCGATCACAGAGTATGCGCCGATCACAGAGTGCGCGCCGAGCTTAGAGCCCATGCCGAGCTTAGAGTACGCGCCGAGCACAGAGCCCTCGCCGATCACAGAGTTCACGCCGATCTCAGAGTACGCTCCGATCTCAGAGTTCGCGCCGATCACAGAGTAGGCGCAGATCTCAGAGTACGCGCCGATCACAGAGCCCGCGCCGATCTCAGAGCCCGTGCCAATCCTAGAGCCCACGCAGATCCTAGAGCCCACGCCGATCTCAGAGCCCACGCCGATCTCAGAGTCTGGAAATCGTTCTTTGTTAGTTTTCATGGTATTCCCTTAGTTGGTTGGGGGCAGAGTCGTTGGGCTATAGTGTGGCGAGTAGGTCGCGTAGTTCGGGGAGGATCTTAGGATCGTGGGAGGCGCAGAGGGCTTCTAGGTTATCGCGGAAGACAGAGAGAGGCAGGATCACGCAACCGAATCTTAGGATCTTTACAGGTACCCTACTCCTCAAGTCATCGTATAGGTTCCACGTGTACCTGCCCAAGTGATACGCCTCGATCACAGAGTACACGCCGACCATAGAGTTCGCGTCGAGCCTAGAGTTCGCGCCGATCCTAGAGTTCTGGCCGATCCTAGAGTCCGCGCCGATCACAGAGTCCGCGCCGATCCTAGAGTACGCGCCGATCTCAGAGTCCGCGCCGATCACAGAGTTATCGCCGATCACAGAGTTCGCGCCGATCCTAGAGTACGCGCCGATCACAGAGCCCGCGCCAATCACAGAGCGCGCGCCGATCCTAGAGTATTCGCCGATCACAGAGCCCGCGCCGATCACAGAGTCCGCGCCGATCTTAGAGTTCGGGCCGATCCTAGAGCCCGATCCGATCTGGGAATAAGATCCGATCTTAGAGTTCGTGCCAATCATAGAGTACGCGCCGATCACAGAGCATGGGCCGATCTTAGAGTCTGGAAATCGTTCTTTGTTAGTTTTCATGGTATTCACTTAGTTGGTTGGGGGCAGAGCCGTTGGGCTAGAGTGTGGCGAGTAGGTCGCGGAGTTCGGGGAGGATCTTGGGGTTGTGGTGGGCACAGAGGGCTTCTAGGTTATCGCGGAAGACAGAGAGAGGTAGGGTCACACACCCGAAGCTAAGGATCTTTACCGGCACTCCGCTTCGCAGGTCATCGTAAAGGTTCCACGTGTACTTGCTCAGGTGATGCGCTTCGATCACAGAGTACGTGTCGATCACAGAGTTCGGGCCGAGCTTAGAGCCCGCGCCGATCTTAGAGCCCGCGCCGATCCAAGAGTACGCGCCGATCACAGAGTCCGCGCCGAGCTTAGAGTTCGCGCCGAGCACAGAGTCCGCGCCGATCTTAGAGCCTGCGCCGATCTCAGAGTCCGCGCCGATCCTAGAGTACGCGCCGATCCTAGAGTTCGGGCCAATCACAGAGCGCGCGACGATCACAGAGTCCGCGCCGATCACAGAGCCCGCGCCGATCACAGAGTCCGCGCCGATCCTAGAGTTCGGGCCGATCCTAGAGCCCACGCCGATCTGGGAATAAGATCCGATCCTAGAGTTCGTGCCAATCATAGAGTACGCGCCGATCACAGAGCATGGGCCGATCTTAGAGTTCGTGCCAATCATAGAGTACGCGCCGATCACAGAGCATGGGCCGATCTTAGAGTTCGCTCCGATCTCAGAGTCTGGAAATCGTTCTTTGTTAGTTTTCATGGTATTCACTTAGTTGGTTGGGGGCAGAGCCGTTGGGCTATAGTGTGGCGAGTAGGTAGCGGAGTTTGGGGAGGATCTCGGGGTCGTGGGAGGCGCAGAGGGCTTCTAGGTTATCGCGGAAGACAGAGAGAGGTAGGATCACGCAACCGAATCTTAGGATCTTTACAGGTACCCTACTCCTCAAGTCATCGTATAGGTTCCACGTGTACCTGCCCAAGTGATACGCCTCGATCACAGAGTACGTGTCGATCGTAGAGTCCGCGCCGAGCTTAGAGCCCGCGCCGATCTTAGAGCCCGCGCCGATCCAAGAGTACGCGCCGATCTTAGAGCCCGCGCCGATCTCAGAGTTCACGCCGATCACAGATTTTTCCCATATCATAGAGTCCGCGCCGATCACAGAGCCCGCGCCGATCATAGAGTTATCGCCAATCACAGAGCGCGTGCCGATCCTAGAGTACGCGCCGATCTCAGAGTGCGCGCCGATCGTAGAGTACGCTCCGATCTCAGAGTTCACGCAGATCTCAGAGTCCGCGCCGATCAAAGAGTGCGCGCCGAGCACAGAGCCCGCGCCGATCTCAGAGTACGCGTCGATCCTAGAGTACGCGCCGAGCACAGAGCCAGCGCCGATATCAGAGCCCACGCCGATCACAGAGCCCACGCCGATCTCAGAGTCCGGGAATCGTTCTTTGTTAGTTTTCATGGTATCTCCTTTAGTAGGTTGAGGGCAGAGCCACAGTGTTGCAGCCGTTGGGTTAGAGTGTGGCGAGTAGGTCGCGGAGTTTGGGGAGGATCTTAGGATCGTGGTGGACGCAGAGGGCTTCTAGGTTATCTCGGAAGACAGAGAGAGGTAGGAGCACGCAACCGAATCTTAGGATCTTTA